TAAAGATAACTTAGTTGGTTTAATGTCAGTTTCGACTCCAGATATAGTTACTAGGTTGTTATCAGCATACATTCCATGATTTCTATGATTGACTTTAATATGAAGTCCATCACTTTCGGTTGTTATCTGATTTGCTAGTATATTTCCCCCAAGAGATGCATTTAGGTCAGTAGTAATACCTGAAGAATTGATATATCTGAGTGTTTTTGCGCTTCCAACTTCAAAATCGCCTTGAACATTATCAATAACTATCTGATTGGTATTACCTATTGATACAATAGTGAATCTTGCATCTCTACCAACAGGTGTATTTCCAATAGTAGTAATACCAAGAACATCACCCGACTGATATCCAGTTCCTCCAATTGAAATAGTAGCCGCTATAGCAACACCATTATTGATAGTAATATTAGCTAATGCCCCAAATCCATTTCCAGTAATAGTTTCGAGAGATACGTTATTGAATGTAAACCCACCAGAACTTGGAGTATATCCGATACCAGCATTACTTATTGAAAGTGTTCCTAAGGCACTTCCAGCACTTCCAACATAGTTACCTCTACCACTAGTATTTGCTTGGATTATCGTGTTTCCTAACTTTAATCCAGAATCTGTAATAGTTGATGAGAGACTTACTCTTACTTTTTTGGAGTTGAAGTTTAGAGAATTTGGAAGAAGTTTTGCTATCTGATTATTTCCTACAGATAGAGGTGGATTGTAGTATTCTACAGTTCCGTTTTCAATAAAGTCTGCTCTATAAAGAGTAAACTTAAGATCTTCCCATTGACTTGCTTCCCAAGTTGATGCATTCTGAGACTTGAATAGTGATCCTAGATATGGTTGGTTTGAAATAAATGTTTGAGTAAGAAGATCATTCTCACCAATTCTAGAAATGTAAACACTATACTTTGTTGAGTTTGATGCTAAACAAATACAATACTCTTTACCACCTTCAAGATAAACTGGTGCTTTAAACTGAACAGTAGTTGCAACAGATCCATCTGCTGATGTGTTAACTTGATTCGGTTCAAGTATAATCTCAGAAAGTGGAATTACATTCTGAGTTGGGAACCCTCCCTTCATAGTTCTTAGCTGGAATGTTACTGGAATATCAGTATCATCCTTAGATCTGAAGAATACATCGCATTTTGTTAAAAATACTCCGGATTCATTATCAACCAAGAATGATTGTGCAAGTGGGTCATACCAACCTACAATAGCACTTCTGCTTGTTTGTGAGATTACTTTACTGTTTACTAGTTGACTTCCTGTTGTTCTAGAAACTGCTTTTTCTTCAAACTGTTGCTTGTTTTCAACCCTAGCATTTCTTACCGAAATTATATTTTCCTGAACAGTTTCGATAGTTCCACTTGAAGAAAATGCCTCTTCTGCTATAGTTGTAGCTGCATTCTGATCATTTGTATTGTTATTGACAAGAGTAAATGTTTTTGTTCCGGATTCAAATCTTGGGTGAACATTTAGGTTTGGATTCGGAATGTAAAAACTTCCAATCAAAGTTGCGGAAAGATCTGATATTAATCTTAAGTTAGAAACTGTTGCTTGAGCTTTGCTGGTATTTCCAATCAATACCATTCCAGTTTCTACCCAACCACTAAATTCACCTTGAACTGAATTTGAAAGTGAGAAAGTATCTACATTTAATATAGATGAAGTTGAAGAATAAGATGCGGGTAAATCTTGAGAATTGTATGGATTTTGTGGGTATGTTGTTGTTGGTGTATTATATGGACCTTCTTTATGATTTGTTTGAGCAACTCTGAAGGTTATTTTTGCTGAAGTATCTTCCGCTCCTTGGCCAAGACCAGTCTTTTGGACATATCCAGTAACTGTTTCGCCAACTTGGAAAGTTCCGGATGACATAGTAATTTCAAGAAGTTTTGGAACGCAATATTTGGTGACATCTACTCCATCAAAGAAAGCATAGAGTTGTGTTAACGGTTTTACTTTTTTGGAAACAAACTGAACATTTCTGGATCTCATGTATGGGATCAAATCCCTACGGACTACTCTATCACCTACAGAAGTATTATCAAACTGTTCAGTGACAACAGTTCTAACACCAGTTCTTGTTTGAACTCCAGTATCTCTTACTTCTCGGAAAGTTTCTTCTAAAACTGTGGTCGTTTCTGTTCCCCATATAGCCCTAGCTCCACCACCACCTTGCCATGCTACAGATCCAGTAACATTTGTTCTACTTCTTGTAGTAGTTGTTACATCTTGACCAGTCCAGTTGGTAACCCACGCATTCCAAATAGTTGGGGCAAATCCGGTTTGTGGATCTACATTTAAAGTTCTTGTAGCATTTGCAAGAGTTTCTGCATAGTTTCCTTCAGTATTGATAATCTTTGCTTCGAGGCGAACCGTATCTACCCAAGTATCAGACGCTGGAGTGAGTTCTACTGTTCCTTGCCAGAAACTAATCAGGAATGGGGTAACACTTTCCGATCTTGTAGCAAAAGATTGCTTAAGCCATTCAACTTCTGCATAGTCTAAGGTGATAATATCACCAGATTTTCTGATGTTTATTCCCTCTATTGGTTCAAATGCCAAATCTACAGTTGGATCAACTCCAACAACAGGACCCCCTATCAAGTCTATTGAGTTAGTATAGTGTTGCGGTCTTAGTTCTTTATTTGCAATATCAATACTATTTTTTATTGGTAATCTGTCTTCTTGTGCTAAAACAGAAGTGAAGTTATCAACGAAGAAACCAGACTTAAATCTATTCAAACCGTCTGCATCTGGAATAAAGAGGTTTGCTGTATTGGATTCTAATAAAGATAATGTAGTATAATACTCAAGATTTTTGATTCTATTCTCAAGTTGCTTAATATCAACCATTCTATATCTCTTGTGATCTAAAAACTCTATAGAAGCTTGAGAAACTGAGTATAGATATGGTGGTAAAGAAATGGATGCTATTTCTAAAGAGTCATCTACTGATACTGGTTTTTCTGGCCTCTCTGATGGAGTACCATACTTAACTTGGAATTTTCCATCTTTTGTGAGATAAATCCTATCAATTCTACCCAAATAGAATGAAAATGTAGTAATGAGTGATTCATCAGATGCTAAAATAGATGTTGAGGAGTTTCCTGTAGAATCAAAAGATCTTCCGTAAAACTCTAAAGGAGAACGATTATCTACAGTTGTTGTGTATGAACTTACTCTTGGGCGAATGTCAATAATATCAGATACTCTTGTATTATTAATATTTGGAATCTCTGACCCATAATCAAATGTATTATATGAATTTACTGTAGTTAAATCGCCATCATCTGTTGATTCATAATACCCGCTACTAAAATAAACTTTTAACTTTCTAGTTGCTTCTGAAATACCACTCTTTCTTGTTATATAACCGTGATTATACGAATTTCCATTTTGACCGTTATTAAATGTGTAGTTGAATGAAGTATCAAAACTTGGAGAATCTAAAGTAACTATTTGAGCATTGATCTTACTTTCACTAAAGTTTAATATTTCATTCTCATTAAACGCATTTTGATTTTTATATATGAAAGAAATCTGAGATGCTGTTAGTTTTTCTGCAACTATTGCTATTGCTCCACTGATAGAACCAACAATCTCTTCACCAACAATCAACTCTGAAGTTGTGGATGATGGACTTGTGATTGATGCTAAAACCGCTGTCGGTGCAGATGGATTCGAGGTATCTGCTGACTCATATATGCCGTGAATTTCTACAATATCTGGAACATTCAATGATATAATCTCATCCTGAACTCTAGTTCCATATGGATAATTTCCATATACTAATCCATCATTCAAAGTTGTTCCACCAATACCAGATCCCTCATATTTTGAATTGCTGATTAGGATAGAATTTACCCTATTCTTTCTCTTAACTTTTGCTTTTGGTTTTATTTTTTGTAGAGTTGTAGTTAAAGTTGCACCAGTATCATTACTTCCTAAGTTGTAAATCTGTAGTTGAGTTCCACCAGCAATAAAAGCAAATCTATCTGAGGTTAATGTTTCTGTAGTTCCATCAGATCTGATTAAAGAATATCTTTTTTCACTGAATGGTAAAAATGTCTCATTTGTTCCAGCAGTAACATTTGCTGAAAGTTGATTGCCAGAAATATTAACTGTAAAAGTTTTACGGATATTTAAAGTAGAATTTGAGATGTCTACATTTGAAATATTATTTTTTGGAAGCTTAGTGTATAAAGTATTGTCTACAGATGATTCTAAATTTGTTCTAAGAACTTTAAAATCAGTTACGTTTAATGAAGAGGATGGTAAAATCCCACTTGCTATACCACTTACTGGAGTGACACCAACTATAGAAATGTCCGATGATCCAACTCCAGTTACTTTCGCAAAAATTGGATCTGCAGATCTTGAAGTATCTGAATATTGTACTAGATCATTTATCTTAATGACGCCTGGGAAAAGTCCATTTGGACTCTTTACAGTGCTAACTCCACTTGATGATGCACTAACTGTGGCAATTCCAATATTAAACGCAGTAGATTGTATTGTGTCGGCATTAAAAGTTGATGCCGCACTTACCAATCCATAAACTGATTTTACATTAGAAATTCCATAAGATGTTACTGCAATACTAATCAATCCAGAATCAATACCATCAAATGAAAGTGACTCATTAGGAATGAAAGATCCTTTTACATCATATAAAGTTAGTGCAGTTCCTACAGTTACTGCATCTTTCAAGAACGCAGTAGCTCCACTGTTATTTCCTTTTATAAAAGTTGGGATGGAAAAAGTGGATGGATTGTTTAGGGTAATATTCGTAAAAGTTTGAACATCATATAAAGATACATGCCATTCATTTAGATTTTTGTTTGATGAGTTATATGATCCAGACTCTAACCTATAATCATAAACTCTAGCAACACCTATTTCCTTTCCTGCAGCAGTTTCAGTTGCACTTCCAACTCTTTCATCCCTTAAACTAAGGACAAAAGTATTACCTAAACCAACTTTAGGTGCTCCATATACTCTGTTTAGTCTTAGAGTTGCACCTGTATTATAAACTATAGATTGATTTTCTAGTGTTTGTGTTGTTCTTGGTTTATCAACATCTAAAAATGTTGTACCAATAACATCTACCTCATATCCCCTAACAAATGCTTTTCCTGGAGATATTTGATATACGGCAAGATTATCACTTGGGGTTGCACCACCATAAGTGAACTGTCCTTTATTGAATATTCCTCTATTTCCTCTATTATTATTAAGAGATTCTTTTGTTGCTATCTCAAAAGGAGATACAACATAATCTCCCGACTCCGCATATGTTCTTCTTGCGAGTTCGTCAGTTAATGAGTTATATGCACTTGGTAAAGTTTTTGTTCTAAGAACGCCGTCTACAACAGTTGCTAGTTCTACAAAGTTTGTATCATCAAAATCCGTGAGGCTCTTTTTAAATAAAAATACTGATATTTTTAATCTATCAGCTCCTGGGGCTGCATAATTATTATTTCCTTGTGAGTTATCATTTAAAGTTTCATCAACATCTGATGTAACTATCTGCTCATCAATATAAAGACCAATTCTATAGTTTGGTCTATTTGTGTATTGGTCAAGAATAAGTGTTTCAGTATTTACATTAACAAACTGACCCCTGATGAAGTAAACACCTTCAGAAATATTAAATGAAGATCCTACGGCAGAGGCATTATTTGCAATGGTAGTGGCAAATGCTTCCCCAGAAGCAATGGAGGTATTCCCCAACAATCCTGAGGTAATCGTTATGTTTGATGTTAAAAGTTCGCCATCGGAGAACTGTTGGGTCGAATTATTTTGAGTACTTGAAGTGAGATAATTGATATAAAGTGTTAGATTTCCTCTTTCGGAGTCTTGTGGTAAAAGAACTTTATCAACTACTGCGGTAACCCCAGAAGTTCTTCCAGTAATTTTTGCTCCGATAAGTTGATCAGCATATGCAGCAACTGGAACCCCAAGATATGTGTTTTCTAACTGTATTGCATAATATATTGCATTGTAACCAGTATTACCTGGAATTACCTTAGCACCTTCTTTAAAGAAGTGCTGCCCAAACTTTTCAATCTGATTTTGTAGGATTGATTGTAAAGTTGTTAATTCTCTAGCTTGTACTGGATATCCTGGTTTAAAAAGAACCCTATAATAATCATTATCTGGATTAAAGTCATCAAAATATGGTGCTACATTGAGGTTAGTTTGCTGAGACATAATTCCTTAGAACTGCAAAATGACTTTAATATCTTCTTTTTGATTTGATGATCTTGTAATAGAAGGTCTATTATCAACATAGATGATGTTTCCTGAATGCCTTTTTACTTCTGGTGAAGAAACTCCATTAGTAAAAGTCTGTCCAAGATAGTATGTTCTATTATTTATTATGGTAGATATACCACTAAATGCAGCATCTATTGACAGATTTACTGATCCTCCAACGATAGAAACTGATCCACCCGATCCTGGGGAACTTGTAAACTCAGTTAAATCAAATCCATAAGATGGTTGTGTTTGAGCTACTCCTACAGTATTAAATCCAGATAAAGATCTATCTTGCCAATACTTCAATACTCCTGTAGTTTGATTGTAACTAATGACTCTACCAACCGCAGTTGTTCCTGTTGATACCGTTTGTGTTACATAAGAGTCTGAAGTAAAACTTGCCGAACTGTATCCTGTGCCAGTAAGTCTGAGAGCATTTACTGCGCTAGCTCTATCAGCACTCAGTAAAGTCCCTGTCGTTACCTCTGGATTTTCTACAATCCCAACTCTCGCAATTTGATTACCAGTAATAAAGTCTGGATTCTCATTATTGTTTTCTATTCTTGAATACAAAAGAACATTATAGGCACCAAGTTCTCTGTAAATATCGTATCCGTGCCCTCCTTTTGGAGAAATTATTACATCAAATGCTGGTCTAGTTGTGCCGGTAGGAAAATTGCCAGAAACTAAATCCACATTAGCATAAGTATATCCAGATCCTTGATTGGAAACTGTTATTGATTCTACCTGACTGTCATTGTTGACAACTATTGTACACTCTGCTCCTATTCCATCTCCTTTAATAGGAACCCTTGTATATGTTCTATTTGCAGTTCCTAAACCAACTCCACGGTTAGTCACCGTCACTATTTTTATTGATCCATCAACAGCATTTCCTCTTACCGCAGCATTATCAGCAGAAGTTACCCAATCAGATGGGACTGGAATAAAATCAGTGGATTCAAATTTTACAACATCTGAAGGTCTTATTGTAAAAAGATATTTCCAAACATATCCATCACCACTAGATCCTGCTGCTCTTGGTTCTAAATCTGTAAATGTAGGTTCATCTAAAGATGGTTTCCCATTGGGAGTTTCGGGTGTAGTTCCATTTTGTAGGCAAACATACACTCTATATTCACTATTCATTACAAAATAAAATGCAGAATATAGGTTTGTTGCTCCAGAAACTTTAGCAACATTCGTTCTACTATAATCATGGCGATACATGTCGTATGTATTACCAGATGACCAAACTCTTTTTGGAACTACTTGTCTTATGTCAGAAGAAGTGATCTTCTTCAATGCAATCATACTATCCCAATAATCATTCTCCTGATCAAAATTGTCTTTTGGTGCAGGAGGATTTTCATCCCAATCTGACTGGTAATCGGTCGGATTGGGAAGTCCAATGAAAGAATAATATGAATTAGAAGAATTAGCTACGCCAGCAACAAAATTCTTTGCGTTTAATATTCTAATCTGATCAGTTATAATTGCGGACATTTTTGAGTTTTTTATCTATTTATGGGATGTAATTAAAATACTTCAGAGACTTTGATCTTCTAACCAGCGTTCCTGTTGATATTCCTGCATATGCCGATCTGGTGTATGCATTGAAAGAATTTTGAGCAGATCTTGAATCAAGATCAATTCTTCCCCAACTGTAGTTACCAAAGAATGAACTGCGTCCAAGTCCAGTTAAACTATTGTAACCAGAAACACTAACAGTAACTCTAGTGACATAGGTAATACCAAGTCCAGGAGCACCTGTTTGTGCTATGGAAACTGCAGCAACTCTATAAATGTTATCTAAACAAGTCGTTCCAATACCTATGATTTGATTGCTTTCATTCAGTGAAGTAACACCACGCCCAACATTTGTGTTAAAAGCTGCAAAATAATCTCCGGTTTTTATTCCACTGATAGTTGTTACTCCAGTTATTGAAGCATTTCTTAGGAAAGAATCTTTTTCAATAGAAAGATCAAAAACAATACCTGTTACTGCAACCCCAACAGAAGTTGTCGAAATTCCAACTATACTACCAAAGTCTCCTTGATATTGAGAAACAGTATTTGTTTCTGAAACAGATTTTGGTGGTTCAATAAAGACTATTGGTGGATTTTCTTGAGAATATCCGGTTCCCATTCCAACGATGGAGATTGATGTTACTATTCCCGCAGAAGAAATAGTGGCAATACCAGAAGCTCTGTAAGTTGTTCCCAAACCAACTGGATTTTCAAATATTACTGTTGGGGCAGCAGAATATCCAAAACCACCACCACTAACAACCACCGAGGTTATTGTTCCTGCAGTAGAAACTATTGCAGTTGCTGCTGCTGATGTCTTGGTATCTTGGGAAATAAATGTGATTTCTTTTTGGAAGGTTAAACTAGTGCTACTTTCATTGATTTGATTGAAGAATGGTCTGAGATTATCAACATAAACAATAGTAGATCCGATACCAACAGTTTTTGTCAAATAAGCAACAGGATTTATAACAGGTTCATATAACATTCTATCTTTAGAGATCTCTTTTTCATCAATTATCTTGTCTTCAGTTTGACGACACCAAGTTATAGTCCTAGAAATAGATTCATCTTCAGTGTTTCCTGGTCCAAAGTATGGATTGGTATTAACTAAATCAGTTGCTACTATTGAAGTAACTGTTCTTTCTTCTTCTTGAAGAGAGGGTGGTTGTCCAAGTGAGGAATCGTATCCTAAGATAAGTCCATCGCCAATCTTAACAGTTTCTAGTATGTTTCTTTCAAGAACATCAACAGATCCACTTCCTCTATAGAAAATAATCTTACATTTATCATTAGTTCCAGGAATTCCTAGACTTGTTCCTTTTGGTGCTTCGGTGAAAGTAATAATACTTCCACCTTCAAAGATGTATCCTTCACCAGGAACCTGTAGTATATCATTTACAAATACTAAGAGTAGATCTTGAACATTAATATTAGATCCCTTTGCTGCTTTAATGGAGATTAGATTTCCCGAAACTTTTAATGGGAAAGTAGTTGTTTCACCATCAAATAGGTATGAAATGTCATCAAGTGCTTGAAGTTCTCCAATAGACCATCCAGTAAACTTGTCTGAGAATACATTTTGTATTGTTAACTGGAATTCTTTAAATGATGATGTTGTTGGTATTCCAGTCGAACCACCAACAGGAACTGTTAGTATTTCTCCCTCTCTATAGCCATAACCAGTATTTTTAATCTCAAAACTAATAACACTAGATCCTTGACCGACAACAACATCAACAGTTGCTGATGCTCCAGATCCTGAAGGAGAAGAACTACTACTATATGATAGAGGAATATCTGAGTATGAAAGTGGATCATCAATAACAACTTTTGGTGGATTGGATGAAGTATATCCAACCCCTGGATTTGTAATGCCAATACTTACTACGTTTCCATTACTAACAACAGCAGTCCCAATAATCTTGAGATAGAATCCATTATTATCTGATGTTTGCACTCCGACTCTTACTGTTTGTACTCCTACTCTGTATCCAGATCCACTATTCGCAATGCTTACTGAAGAAATAGTTCCCAGTCCAGAGACTATAGCTGTTCCACCAGCAGCAACTAAAGGTTGATATCCAAATCCTTCAGTGGATCCAACAGAAAGTATTATTCCTCCTATAGGTAGATTTGACGTGTTTACATCATAAGAAACTGAAGATGCGGTTCCAGCAAATCTAACGGAGGTAATTCCTGAGTTTTCTATCAGGGTATAATCCAAATCTGTTCCTGGTCCTTGGAACACATCATTTATTAAAATGACTGCGTTTTCGT